GCCCGATAATCCGGGCGCCGGGCTCACGTTCCCAATTCGGTAAGTTCCCTCGTACCCGGTCGCCGTCGTAATGATCTGATCCCCCTGTATAGGGGTCACATCTGCGGGAATCATAACTTTCTGTGAGGTCACAACATACACGGCCTGTCCGGCGCTCTGCGCGGCCTCATTTTGGCTGTAGAACCGGCACTCGGTTGTCGTGTCAATGTCGGAATAGATCAGCTCTCCGTTGATGTCAAACGCTTCGGCGATAACACCGTTAACAACCGCTGCGCCGGGGACCGTGCCGTTATCACTGATCGGCTCATTGTTCAGGAAAGTGCCGGTAACTGTATGCACCTGTAAACTGCCAGATGCTATACTTCCGGTACTCACAATTACAGCCGTTGCGTGGCTTGTTGCGCCTGTGAGCGTTGCTCCCGCGTGAAACACGGCGGTGCCGGCATCATAAGCAAGCGTGAAGTTCTGGTGCCTCCCTCGCAGGGTTGCGTTATGCGGGGCGCTAAACATCAGCAACACCTCGACCGAATCCGAGAGCATCGCACATTTGATTTTTCGGAAACCGTATTTGCCGTGATGTACCGATCGAGTGCTTTGTCCGCCGTGTCCCGCAGTGCTTTTACCGCGCTGGTTACATCGACCGATGAAGAGAAATCCCCGTTTGATGCCTGGAGATCCCCTACCTGAAGCCCATATTCAAGCAAGCCTGCTTTTGACAGGGTAAGGGAAATTGATTTAAGATCGTCCCCAGCAACTCCAGTAACCCCGTTGGATTTGAGGTACAGGTTAATCTGACGATCCGCCTCATCAATAATCCCCTGGAGAATCGTGGAACTGCGGGCGCTGCCGGTCACATTGATAAGATCGGTTGTCGTGCAATATGTCATCAGTTCCCCCGAGCGATTCTTCTCTCGCACAATACTTCTGGCTCGGTATCCGGATCAAGCGGCTGGCTCGTTACCCGGACGACCGTGGCGTTCCTGTCGTACTCGTCGTTAAGTTCGTCAAGTTTTCGCTGCGTGATTAGCGCTGTGCAATCGGATGACAGGACCATACTAATCCCTCAAAAAGGGATCAGTAGATGATCCTGCACGCCGCGTTTGCAATACCGTAGTTCACACCGAACCGGATCCGGGCCTTGCTGGTCGTGAGATCCTGCATGGGCTCCTTGAAGTCCTCGATCGTGACATCTTCACGCAGGACATATGCGCCGGCGCTCTGCCGGTTGTACACGATTGCCCCGGTATCCCCGTCGGTCTGGTATCCCCACGTTGCGCCATAGGTGGCGCTGTTGATCGTGCCGTTGTGCAGGCCGTATGCGAGACCAAGTACCGAGGGAGTGCCGCCAGTAATGATCGACTGCCCCCCCCAGTAGTTCGTAAGCAACATTTCCTGCTCCAGAACGCTGTTAAAATCAGTCGTTGCAATTATGCTGTCGGGCTGGAAGCCGCCGCCGGTCCTGGCCCGGGTTACAAGTTCGAGCTTTGCCTTGGCGATTGCCTTGATTCCCTGGTTTGCCGCAACGTTCACGGTATCGAGAGACCGGCCGGAATTCTGGACGATCACACCGATAGCCTCGTAGTTGAGAGCGTTCTCGATATGCTGCCCGAGCATGGCGACCTCCATTGCCATCGTGTTATACAGCGAATCACTGATCATCTCATCGGTGATCGGGGCAACCTCGCCGTACTTCTTGATGGTGAAGTCACGGTATGAGTACGTGCCGTTGCTATTCCGGTACGGTGCGCCTTCGGGCACTTCCGGAGCGATCCCGGTTGCCGAACCTGCAAAGGGCAGGCGCAGGGTGTTCCCCTTCGACATGCTTTCAGAGCGCAGCATATTCCGGGCGCACCGGACGTACTGAGCGCCCTCCATTACCGTGTTCAGGTACTGGGTCTGGATCAGCGGTGTGTTGGCGATACCTTCCGAAAGGATGAGTTCCCGGGCATTGTAGACCTTGCCGTCGAAATGCTCAACGGAAAGGTTCTTTGGGATCCGCTTCTCTGCGAGTTCCCGTGCTTCGGATTTGCCGGCGAACATCATTTCAAATGCATCGGCAAGGGCCCGGACATGCGGGTTGTTGGCCGGGATGGCTACGGTGTCATGGCCGGTCGGTTTGTAGGTTGAGAGCTGTTCGTTGGTCATTATGGGCTTGCCCCCTGGTAGGTCTGAATTGCAATCTTCACACGACCGGTAGATCCACCGGCAATGGCTTCGACTGCATATCCGAGAACGTCGTTGATAAGCGTTGCACCGGTAGCGGGCGTGGTTGCCTCCACTTTGGTGCTCACAGTGCCGCCGACAGCGTTGTCGTTGTGCTCAACAATATCCCCTGCCTCGATCCCTGTGGCGCTGTCAGCATTTGCAACGTAGACCACTGCGCCGTCTTCGTACACGTTGACCCACGCACCGACCGCGGCATCGTTTGCAGCGACACCGGCAATAGATCCGGTTGTTCCCTTGAGTGCGGGTACGATAGTGTCAGTTACACCGGTGGCTGCGAATGCAACGACCATTCCCGCCTTGACTGCGGTTGCGCCCACCTTGTAGGCCCGGGAGTTCCGGTGCCCTTGGTCGCATACCTGCGTAATGGTCGGGAAAGTGCTGATATCCGTCATGATCACACCGCCCTGATGGTGCCGGCCTTCCGGTCAATCGAAACGTGGTAGTTCATCGGTTCTGCCTCTGAAAGTTCTTTGGGAGCACCGGTCGTGGTCTTGGATGTGCCGCTCTTTTCCAGCGCGTCGAGCCGGTCGGACATTGCCTTGAGCACCGCCGGAATAGCCGCGAGTTCTTTCATCTGCCCGGGAAGTTCGGAGAGTTCTTTCGGGATCTCGATCTTGACTTCTGCGGGTTTCTGTGCCTTGACCGCTTCAAGTTCTTTGGTGAGCGTGGCGATCTTCTCTTCAAGTTCTTTGGTTTCTGCCATGGTTTCCTCCGGTTGGGAGTTGTTACGGGCTTTGATCGAGCCGCAAATCTTTTTTGCAGACTCTTCGTCATTGCCTTCTTTCATCTGATCTTCGATGCACTGATCCCACGGGTAATCTGCATTCTCGCGGGGCGCTTCTTCGTTCACCCGACAGAGTTTACAGGCCCCGGCATTCACAAGGGCCATGCCCCGGAATGTCAGGGATGTGGATTCGTTCATGCGAAGATCAGAGTTATACTTTTCAGGGTCCGGGCCGTGCTCGACCGATCCGAACTTGATCAGGCCATGCCGGACCATTTCCTGTGCGTCGCGTTGGTTCTGGGTATACGGCCAGATCCGGACATCGGACAGAACCGCGTTGTGCTCCTGATTGTCCTTTCCGAGGAACCGCCCGTAATGCGGATTCACGACCTCTCCGATTTTATCGGTGATCGGCCGGGGCATTCCCCCGGTGTGGCGGTTCCACACGGAATTATCCGCCCAGTTCGTGGCGTAGGATTCAAGGGATTTTGCAGTATACTTTAACGGGGTGCGGACTGCGCTGTCCGTCCACGTCCCCTCCACAAGGACGGGAAAATCTTTGATCAAAAGACTGCCGTCCGGCTCAGTGATCATCTGAGTTTTGGTGAAGGGCATGGCGAGAGCCCGGATATGTTGTACGGTGCCGGGCGGTGTCTCGTGAGCGCCTCCGGTATTGTCTGATGTATCCGGGATAGAATTAGCAGCCAATTCTGGCATACTTGATTATATGACTGGTAGTGGTATATGGGTTTAGAATCAAAACAAAAGAGAATTTGTTTTAATTATGCGGTTTTGGGGGTTTTGGTTTGCACGGACCGGCCATCTTTCACCTCCTTCTTCCCGTTTCCTTTCCGCATATCCGGTAGTTTCTTCACAGGTTCTTTGGGCTGCGACAGATCCGGTGATTGACTCGGGAAATATTCGCCCGCGGTCACTTTCCTCTCTTCCAGCATCTTGATCGTGTCCTTCACGGTTTCCGGGCTGCGGTATCCCCCGTTCAGGTGAGCGTATCGGTCGGAGAGGTGCCGGGCGATCACTACCGGGAAATAACCGTTCTGGTGGAGTTCAAGGATCTTCTTCTGCTCTTCTTCGCTTACTTTATAACCCTGCGCCAATTTAAGTACCTCCGTTCTCTATCTCTGATGATTTCATTGTCGCCTCGTAAAGCAATTGTGTCTGTGCGACAATCTTGTACTCATAACCCCCGGATATTATCGGGGTGCATTTAAACCGATTGAATACTGAATACATCGGTTTTCCGTTCTTTCCTTTGAGGCACACAAAGCCCCGGCCGGGCCGCTCGATTAGTACGATGCGGCTCTTTGATTTTAGCGTATCGTACCGGATCGCGGGATCTTCAAGCGCGATGCATAGTTGCCGACCCGGCCCGTTATCAGGGATCCCGGGATTATGATCCATGTACCAGTTATCCGGATCGAGCCGTCCGGCCTGGATAAAGAACTCATTGCGCCTTCTCAAGACCTCATAAAATATTGCGTCGAAGAATTCCCCCGCCTCGTCCTGTTGCCAGAATATCAAGGCAAATAAGAATGGTTTCCAGAACTTTCCTTTTCGCTCTTCTGACTGGTCTTTGTTATACCATTTTTCCTTCGCGATCTCGTAGAGGATCTTTTGGGTGCCGGTCAGGTTATTGATCCAGCTCTGCGGGATATCGGGCATGAGCCGGACCATGTGCCGGAGGGGTTCTTTCATGATCCAGTGGAAAAGCACCGTGTTGAACGATGCCCTCTCCCATTCAGGACCGGTATTCAGCCCATCGATAACATCCACCGTGCCAAACCACCATAACAGGCGGTTACGGACCCGGATTAACCATGTTTTCAGCGTCATTTATTATCACCAGTAATTTCTTTCTGGAAATCTCCCGAAGTAATTATTACTCTGATTAATAAATATGCGGCACAAATGGCAAGGGCCAGGAGTGAAACCGCAAATAAAATCTTGTCTTCGGGCGGGATTACACGACTAATATACTCGTGTCCCGGGATCATTCTCCACCTCCGGATCCCGCTTGGCGGTAGATCATGTAACACCTGCACCCGGGATCGGTTGGCGGCTCGGTATCCCCGCTGCTGAATACATGATCCATCGATACCCATCCTTCCGCTTCGTTTGCTGCATGTTCTGGGCGGACTTTCTCATCGTGAGAGGTCATCCACATTTCTTCCATCTCGACGCCATCATCGACGAGTGAATCAGCAAACATCCGGTTTCCGGCCTCATAACTTTGACCCGTTTCGTAAACTGCGATCCGCTGCGCACGGTCACGGCTCATGCCATCAAACGTATCAGAGATCTCCTTTGCCGTCTTGTTATATGCCTGTCCAGTGTCAAGGGCGTTCTTGATGATCGTTTTGATCTGACCGCTTGTCGTTGACTGGATGCCCTTGATGTAGTCCACCGATCCGCCATTCTGCTGGAACCATTGCACTGCCCGGGGATTCGCGAGGTTAAAGGTGGTCCCGGCCTTCTTCGAGGGATCGACACCGACAATCGCCAACTTGAAGTTGTTCGCGCCCGCGTGCAATGCGTCAGCCTCGGCTGATGCGATGATCTTTTGGAGTTCGGGAGTTGTCTGATTCGTGACATTCTGCCAGAGCCGATCCCATTCGTCCTGCGTGAGATTCCAGGGGTTATCTTCCAGCTCCCGAGCCTTACCCAACGGAGCGGATAGCGTGCGCTTGCCGAGCTGTTTCATCACCATCGCTTTTTGGGCCCGGAAAAAGTAAGCGATGTTTTTCTGGTGGATGGCCGCCAATTTGTCTTTTGACCGGATCTTCTTTTGAATCGCTGCCATTTACGTGCCCTGTTTTGGAATATCACCGGAAGATTTTTCCCCGATTCCAGTTTTACCTCCTTGTTCAGGCGGTACCTGCGCCTGTAACCAGTCTCGCAACTGCGTGGCATCTTTTGGAGGTTCCTGCTGTGCTGGTGTCTCAGCGTCAACACCAATGTCCTGAGGGATTCCGAGTCGGTCCCGGCACCATTCGGCCGGTGCAATCGCGTCGGGATTCATCCCCTGTCGTAATGCGGCCATAGCCGTTGCCATCTGTGCGAAATCCTCCGGACTGGCATCTTTCAGTTTCAGTTTTACGAGGCCGGGTTTCCCGGTGATCTTATCGATGATATTGAGGTCCCAGAGACTTTCAATATCGCGCTGGACAATCTTGATTTTCTTGAGAAATGCCCCAATCCGGGATACCGCCGTTGCATCCGTGCTGCCCTGGCGAACACCGATAAGTTCCGCAGGGAAACCCATACCAGCCGCTACCCGGATCAGGGTCACATCGCTGTATTGCTGCACGTTGTTGACTCCGGCCGTGTCCAGGGGCTGCACAACGATGTCGCCTTCCGTCAAAAACTGGTCTTTTGCGTTGAATCCTTCGAACTGCGTTTCGAGATTCTTGTATTCAGTATCGGTAAGCGGGATCCTATCGGGCTGCGTGCTGTTGGCCTTGATATGCCATTTCGGGGTTCCATGCAGGCAAATACCGGCTGTTAACGCTTCCGATACCTGCGTATCGCGCTTAATATCATGCTCGCTGCGTTCAATCAGGGAAATCCCATACGGGGAATCTGGCCGGCTCAGGAACTGGTAATGGAGTACTGATGCGGGATCGAGAGTGATCTTCTGGATCGCGTTGCCTCGGTTGTCCCGGACCTGATCGTATGATGTGATCGCACCAGTAAGGTTGGTGACGAAATCAAACGATTCTGCCGGGCGGGGGATCACATTAACCGGCACCCCTGCTGCCTGCCCGCTGCCGTACACAATCTCAGCAATACCGTCTCGCACCACTGCGGCATCGACTGACATCTGCCACTGAGTATCAAAAAAGTTGATTTTCTGGAGGAACTCATCGACGGTTTGCTTTTCGGCCTCTCCGTCAGTACCCAATTTCTCCGATACCTTATCGTCGATTGCAAGTTCATAGCCTCCACCAATTGCATAGATCGGGAATAGATCGATACCCTCCGCAACGTAACCTCCTTGGAGATAAATATTCCGGAATCCCCGCATACGCCGGAATGTCCGATCCGGATCCTGCGTAAGGTCAGTTATTCCCTTGATATCCCATGCTTTGGCCCGGGTAATTGATGCCATGGTCGGACCTTCCAGTAAACTCAGTGTTCTGCCTAATGCCGTAATTCTCATGTTTTAACTCCTTTATTCATTATTCGCCCGGTTGCCCGGATATGGCCCCCGGCATTCGACTTTTCCAGCCTGAAGAGATCCCAGAATGCCCAGACCATTGCATCCATCCGATCCGGGGATTTCTGACCTGGCTCCCATTCGCACATCTGATCCTCTAGCTGGGGAAACGTTCCGACGTGATGAATTTTCCCTTGCTCATATAAAGAAGATACCGGCTCAGCCCTTATTTCTTTCCCCCGTGATGCATGGACGGTAGAGAACGGGATGGTCCGATCAACTGTTCGCAGGTTCACTTCGACAAGGTACCCCCCGTTGTTGATCTCTCCGATGACCCGATCCCCTTTATTGGTATGGAATGCCCCCGATACGGCCCGGGCCCATTCTACCGCAGAGCCGGCCAATGATGAGTCCTGCAATACGTACCCATGACCATCGGCAGATATCCCGGCTGTAATAATGCCCGTCTCTGCGGATCTCTCTTCAGTCTCTTTTGGATCTGATACTGCCGGATCAACACCGACAACAACGCGGATGAGTTGCGGGATGCTGTCATTGGGGCCAATCCGCTGTTCTTCGATGAGCGCCCGGGTCCATTTCGCATTCGGGTTATCATCCAATATCTCCGCGTTGAGTTCCTGCCGGCCTAATCGGGTACCCTCGTATTTCTTAATGATCTTCTCAAAGTATGACGGGGCAAGGTTTTCCCGGTTCTCATACGATGATCCACCAGTCACCACGCACGCGGGATCCTTTACGAGTTCTTTTATTATGGGGATCGGGCGGGGAGTTGTGGTGATCACTACCTGGGGGTTCTGACCGAGCCGGAGCCCGAACATAAGCATATCCCACGTCTCGATGTATTTCCAGAACGCCAATTCGTCCGCCCATGCAAAATGATGTTGCGGACCCCTTAACCGTTTGGGCTCTTCTGCTGAGTAGAGCGTTCCAATCGTGCCATTGGGCCATGTGAGCCGGCGCTTTGATGGTTCATACAGCGGCATAAAATTCTCTTTGCTGATCGTGAGGATCCCGCTATCGCCTTCGACCATTACATCCCGGGCATCCGCTGCGGTTTGTGCCACCAGCGCGATACGGCATCCGGGAAACTCACGGGCTTTTCCAATCGACCATTCCCCCCCTACGATGGTTTTACCATAGCCCCGCCCGGCTTTGAGCATCCAGTATTGCCATAGTATCCCTGCTGCCGTGTACAGCGGGGGGATCTGTGCGGGGCGGGCTTTCGTAAGGAAGAACCGGTTATCCAGTTCCTTGAGAACCTGGATATCACTTATTGGAGAGGATTCTGCGAGCACGTTCCATCACCTCCGCGTCAGTAAAGGCACCGACTGACTCAGCGGGATCTTTGGGTTTGTCCTTTATGAACGAACCGAGCACCTTGCCTTTTAACTCAATAATCTTGCTCTGGTCCCTGAGTGCTTCCAATGCGAGTTTGTTGTCTGGCTTCTTGATCTGCCCCGCTTCGGTTTCGATCACACGATCGCGAGCCTCTTTGAAAATAGTTTTCTGATGTCCTTGTATTTCTTGGATTTCCTTGAGCAGATCATCGGCTTCTACAATATCCTGTGCTGCTTGAGCCTTCTTTACTTTCTGCTCGATATTTCCCCCTTTTACATACCGCGATAAGGCATCCTCCGAAACGCGGTATGTCCGCGCTATTCCGCGTATTGATGCCCCTGGTAAGACGAGCGCTTTATCGATCTCTTTTCGCTTGGGATGATTGGAAATTGAGCTTACCCTTGGCATTCTCTCACTCCATTTGACTTTCCCGCATTACCTTAATCTCGTGCAGCATAATCTCTTTCTTGTCCTGCAATTCTGCGATCTGCTCATCGATATGCTTTACCCGATCCCGGAGTTTCCGGATCCTGCGTTCGCCTTTTGCATCCCCTATGCATTCTGAGGTCATGTGAATACTTCCAGTTCAGAGAGTTTGATCGGATGTCCCCCAAGAATTGTACTTCTTACTACTCGCTCAAGATCCTCGTTGTTTTTGAATATACAGTACCGGGCCGGATAAGGGCATTTTTCAAGGAGACCGTGAGGGCGTTTTTTCGTATCCCATACAGGGCAATGGCTGCGCATTCCAGCAAGAGCGATCGGATCGTTTGGCTCCCTCTTTAGTTTTTCGCAGGGATCTATTTTCGCTGTCATGAAAGCAACCGGCAGGATCCGACCCTGCTTACGCACTTGCGTAATGCCTATGTGCGGTTGCAAATTAAATCTCCCTTTCAGAGGACTTGTTTTTTTGGTTGGGAATTGATTAATAGCCACATTAGATGGCGTGCAATAGCCTTTTTTGTGTGTGGTGGATGAAGACCTGAAATGCCAGTGTTCGGACTTCTGTACCTATTTGCCTCTGAAAGGGGATACGGCCGCGCCGGTCATGAGCCGGCAGACCCTCTTGCAGCCGCACTGTTTGGTATGAGACGATCCCCGCCGGCTGGAGTGGTGGTGCCGGAAGGGATAGGGGCCCTCTTGGAGGAGTCGATCCTCACCTTCAAGGTCGCTAAAAGCGCGAGGGCCCGGCTGTTCATGGTTTTTTGTTCGTGCATGTTGCAGCATATGCGCAAGTCGAGCAATCCCCGCACCGGTAACATGGTGGGGGATAAGCGGGGGTTTGCGGGTACCCATTTGGATAATAGATATCCGGCACCCATCGTAGGACGTATTGTCCGTTGATTAAAACGTACTGATATCCCATTTAACACCTTTTAGTTCACGATTTCAATTCAATTGGCGTGTTGGTATCCGACCAGAGCCAGATCCCGCGCATTACATCTGAGGGATCGCGGTCGAAAAACCACGCCTTTCTTCCGTTAATGTTCGTTGTTGCTGTCATGTTGGTTTCTTACTCCAGATCCAGAGCAGGCCGGCCGTGATGCACAATAGGCACCCGATCGTTACGGCCCACTCTTTTCTGGTCATTTGTTCGGGAAAAATTAAAGGGTACTGGCTGTGGATTGTACTTCAATCTCGCAGCATTTCCCATCAACGTTGATCGATTGAAACGCAGTATTCCCGTCGCTGGAGAGAGCCGCAATCTCCGGGTAGAACGAGTGCCCAGTATACTTTGTGGTTCCCTGAGAGTATGAGTACGTGTGAGCGATTACCGCAATACCGGTGGTTTCGTCCGCAGCGAAGATCTCGATCGGGGTGCTATCCATCCAGTCCACTTTGACCTTACAGCGTTTCCCGGTTGCGCTTTCCATTCCGACTTTGACAGTGAGGAAAATCGGGAGGGGGGATGCACCTTTCTGAAATGTGGGCGTTACAGTAAGGCCCGGGGACCACGTGGTTGCGGTTGCCTCAGTGGTTGCAGTATTTGTGGACGTAGTTACTGCGGTTGTAGCGACAACGGGGACAC